AATCGTCTGATCCATGTACTGAATAGCCGGAAGCGTTTGAGCCGCTACAAACGGCACTGAGATGTCCTGAAGCATACCCGCAGATTTCATGCGGATAATGCCGCCGATCTCGTTATTCAGGAGGTCGTCCACATTGACCTGACCTTCAACGAAGCCAAGGCGCGGGTTGTTGGTCAGAGCCACATTGTCCAGTACGCCACGGAGCATGGCGGTCGCAGCATCCTGATCTTCCATAATCAGGTCGGCAATCGAACGACCAAAGAACGCATGCGGTTCCGGATCAATCTCAAAGATTGCAAACGGGATTTCGCCCCACGGCTCATAGTCAAGCAGCTTGTAGTTTGAACCACCTAGTAAGAATCGGTACATCTGAGCAACGCCAGTGCCTTCAATGTCCATCTTCATGTAGGCTTCAGTGACGGCCACGAGCTTCATGGACATATCCAAAGTCTGCTCTTCTTCGTCAATCTGGTAGCCGCGACGCTCGAAATCTTCCGCTTCAGAGTAGGTGTCGGATGAGCCGATTCCGTCAAGGTTGTACACCTCTTCAAAGTCGTAGCCCATATTCACCAAGTCAGACACGCGCATTTCGGTGCGGTGAGCCACAACGTAGAAGTCGTCAATGGACTTGGCGTTGCGGTCAATCATGAATTCTTCGGGCGGAACAGACTCCACCATCAGCTTGCCAGCCTGAGACTTGCGGTTGACCTTCAGGCTGTGCATCGGCATTTCAACTTGCATGCCGAATTCGTCCACTTCCATCGACATTTCGACGGAATGCTCGATCACGTCAATATCATCTTCATTCACGATAGCCAGATATTCTGGTTCCGTAATATTCGTATATGTGTAGGTTTCGACGTCGGTATAGGTCTCCCAATAGGTCTTGAGAATGCCTACCTTCTTCACCAGCGCATCGTGGAACGCATCATTCAGGATGCGATAGCCGCCTAGCTCGTTAAATGCCCAGTGCATGTACTGAGTAGCTTGCTGGGCTGGCATAACGTCTTCAGGGCCGCGAGGAACATATTCAACCGGCTTGTCGGTGTTCAGAAACACCCGCATTAGAGAAGGCTTAATGTTGCGGACAGTATCGCGAACCTTTGTAGCAACGACCTTGGAGCGGCCTTCCTCTTCGCCAATATCTACTTCGCCGTCAAAGTAACGCTGGGCCTTGATTCGGTCGTCTGCGATTTCGGATTCGATGAAGTCAACCGCATCCTGTACAGCATTCTGTACAACGCTTTCAATAGCACTTTCATCCATGCGTTCTGGCTTCATTTCTTATCCTTATCGAATCTGTAACCGAGCTGGCTCTTGAGCCGCTTGTCCTGCCATGTAGGCTTGAATAGCTTCTTGCAGACGAATCTCACCTTCAGGGCTTAAACTGCGTCCACGAAGAGCATTCTGAATCAAGCGTTCAATATTCCCCTGCTGAATTGCCTCTGCGCCCTGACGAGCAGCAGTACCGCCCGCAACCATTGCAGCACCCATTTGCGCGGATTCTTGCGGAGAAAGACCCATTGCAGTACCTGCGCCAAATCCAGCGCCACCGCCAAGGCCAGCGCCCATCGGGCTGGTGATATTAAATTTGCCAAAGATCGAAAGAGCATTTTCAATTGGGCCACCAGTTGCAATTTTCTGAATCAGCTTGATTTCGTCATCAGTCCAATTCGTTTCGTAACCTTTTGCGATATTCCGGGCCAGCTTCTTAAATTCTCTGCGAATGGCTTGCTCAGTTCCGCCAGCTTGCGTGACGTCAACTTCGGCAAGATCCGCCATCTTTTCTAGGGTTCTGGCTTTCATTGCGCGGGAATACATCTGATTGGCTGTTTTCAAATCAGGCGCATACTTCAAGAAGTCATCATCAAAACGCTTTAGCATCATAGACAATAAACGTTTTTCTGGGCCTTCAGCGGCCTGAATCGCATTTGCAATGCTGCGACGCATCTGAACAAGCTCTGCGGATGTCATTGCTCTATCTGAAATACCAAATGACTCAAGCGCGTCAAGCTGATCTTGAACCTTTGGATAATCTCTGCGAATTACATCCTGAGATGGCATTCCTTCTTTGCCCATTTTCGGGATCATTGCGCCTTCTTTTTTCAAATCAGCGCGAATCTTGATTGCAGAGTTTTGGGCTGCTCTTTGCGGGATCTCAATTTGCTGTGCAGCAATATCGTCATAAATATTGCCTGCCTGACTGGCAAGACGGCCAGACTCAAGCCTAGGCGCTCCACGCTCTGCTAATGCTCTGCGAGCGATATTTGATGCGCTCTGTACGCCACCAGCGGTCTTTGCTCCGCCTAGCGCACCAAGAATCCCGCCAATTGTTTCTGCGCCCGGTGATGGCTCACCAGAAATTTCACGAGCAGATTGAATACCAGCACCACCGCCTAAAGCAGTAGCGGCTTCAGTGGCCGCAAATTTGCCGGGTTGTTCTGCCGCACGAATAGATGCCTCGGTTAGCCCGCGACCAAGCGCTGTGCCAGCCTGCGGGGCAACAATGCCCGGTGCGGATGCTTGATAACCGCGAGCCAACATGCCAGCAGCGGGAAGCGCAGACGCAGCAGCAGTTCCACCAATGGTTCTTGACCATTCTTGTCCGCGAGTTGCTGGTGGAATATCCGTAAGACGCTGCTCACCACGCAATGTTTGTGGCAAGCCCATCAAGCCTTTAAATGACTCAGATCCGCCCATAGGCTGCTGAATCGGAGCGCCACCAACTGCTTCCAGCCCGTAATTGACAGCCGCAGTTGCAACATCAACAGGCAATCCAAGAATATTTGCGATTGCTTCGTTTGCCCCAGCAAGTGCCTGCCCGCCCATGCCAATATCAGGAGTAGTTGCCTGCCCTTGTCCTTGGGTGAACTGGTAATAAGCATCAGAAGCCGTTTCAGCCTCAATGATTTTAGTCAATCCGGTTCTTTCGTCGGTAAGCTCAAACTGTGGCATTTTTATCTCCGTTACTGACCGACTTGGCGAATAATCGTATTCCCGATTCTTTGAGAGCCGCCAGATTGAATTTCCTGCTCTTGACGCTGACTAAATATGGGACGTGGAGAGTATTGCGGAATATCAATCGTGCGTTTTTTCTTTCCTGATGCTTCAAAGAAATCGTCAAGTTCACCGCTAGTGACTGCATCATTATAGCTTTGAATTGCTCTGCGCTGTACGTTTTCGCGAATATCAAGCATGCGCAAGAGCGTCTCTTTATTGAGGGAAATAGTACCCGTCATTACTTCACGCAAAAATTCACGTTCTGCCGGAGTATCAAGGCCGCGAGCGCCAATACCAAGAGCGCCAATCATGCCAAATACGTCAGAACCAAGTAGGGAATTAAGCAATTCAGTATCGGCAACCTTGATTTGTGCGGTTTCTGAATCAAACAATTTTGATCTTACTCGCTGGATATTTTTGCTCAATTCTGCAAAAGCTCCAGTTTGCGGATCGCCTTGCTCAATCAAAGAGCGGGTTTCATACATTTTTTCTAATTGAGCAGGGGCGGAAATCGCAGTTTGATAGAGCTTGCGCTCATCTTCAGCAAAACCCTTACGCACTTCTTCTGCGTACGCGGTTTCAGCCTTCATGTTGATGTCAACATTGGTTCCGGCGCCGCCAATCTGGCTAACCTCACCTGTTAGTCGATTACGCTTATATGGTTTGGCAGGCTCAAGCCCAGTAATGCCAAATTGTTCAGCAAAACTTGATCCACTGCCAATATCGAATTGTTCGCCAGCGCCAATAGCATCTTTGTATGGAATGCCCATACGAATTAAATCTGCTTGTTGTTGAGTAATAAGACCGCGTTGCTGAAGGGCATCGGCAGTGCGGTTTTCTCTGCGAGTTTCGCGCAAATCTTTAATGCGAGAAGCAAATGCCTGCGTCAATGCAGCATCAGGATTCAAACGCATGGAATTGAGGATCATGGCTTTGCGCAAGCGCCATTCTTCGTCGCCCAAAGTTGAATCCCACAGGCGACCAAGCATGCTGTCTTTTGGCGCTTCCTTGATTGCCTTGTCAACTTCTCTATCGGTTGCTGGAGGAGTTGAGTCTGCCATTGCCCACTGAGTAATGGGTGGCAACTCGCGAACACCATCCATGTTTACAGGCATCGTGCCATCAGGAAGAGTGTCGCCCTGTGCTAATCCACGCCCCGGACCTTCCCAGTCTTGGCGAATAAGAATTTGTTCGCGAGTCGGGAGGCGGCGGCCTTCCATTGGGATCTGATCGTCAGGAACGTAATTCATCGCGCTGCGATGTGCTGGCGTTACGTCCTGCGCGACAACGGATGTCGTCGGCTGAAAGCCGGTTTGTACAGGAGGCGGAACAGGAGATTCTGCTGCCTGAGCATCGCCAATGCCGAGCAAATTCAAAAGGCCAGCGCCGCGTTCTCTCAGGACTGGTTTGACACCTGTTTCTTCGGCTGCCACATCAACGGCCTGACTTGCCAACCATGCGAGTAATGGATTCATCGCCTTTTCCTCTTCGGCATCATTCATGCCAGTCTGTACTGGCGGCAAATACGAATAATTCCCCAGCGGTATGGGGAGTCCTACATCAACCTGCGCCATACATCATCATTTGCCGCAGCTTGCTCTGGTAATCCTGCGGAACGTTCAGTGCGCCAGTCGTCGGTAATGACGGCCCAGATAAAAGACCCGGAGCCTGATACTGCTGTGGTATTCCATACATCTGATATTGCTGCTGTGCGGCTTGAATCTGCTGCATTGCAGGAGATGGGCCAACGCCACCCATTGTCGGAACCTGCGGCATCATTGGCTGCGTACCGGGAGCGGTAGCCGTTACAGGCGTAATCTTAGGCGCGGCCATTTGCGTGACTGGCGGAACAGCCGGAGAGCCTTCCGCACGAGCCTTTTGGGCATCCATCATGGTCTGCATCGAGAACCCGCCTTCACCAAAGCCAAGGTTTCCGGCCTTGCCCATGAAGTGATCCTTCATACCGCCCATGACGTTTTCGCCAAAACCACGCTTTTGAGCGCCAAGGGCTGACGCCAATTCCTTACGCTTCAAGGCGTCTTTCATATTTGGATCTTCCAGCTTCTTTTTAAGCTGATCGGCTTCACCAAACTTGCCCATGATGCTGCTGAAAAGTCCCATGTCTTACCCCAGAGCCAGAGTGAGCCAATCGAACAGACCCGGCTGTTTACTGGTCGTCGTGGTCTGCGGAACAGGAGTTGCGCCAAGTGCGCTTGTAACGTAGCCGATAGAGGCCGCCGGAGCGCCTGTGTAGCCTGCGTACTGCTGCTTGGCTGCGTCGATAAGTGCCTGCTGCAAACCCTGCTGGAGAGCGCCCTGTTGCGCCAGATTCTGCTGAACAGTCTGGCCCATGCCAAAGCCGAGATTTGCAATGTTGGCAAGCTGTGAGGCCGCTCCAAGGCGTTGAGACGAGCCTTGCAGCCCAAGACCCTCTTGTGCCAGTCGATTCTGAATATCTTGCTGTGCAGCCTGCTGCGCCTGCTGGAAGCCTGCGCTGCGCAAGGCAGCAGATTGCTGTGCCAAAGTCTGGGCGACACCACGACCAAGTTCTGCCTCCGCTACGCCTTGACGAGAGCCGCCAAATGCGCGAGCAGCCTGTGCCTGTGCGCCCAACTGGTTGAGGCCAATCTGCGCCCCACGGAGAACATCTGCCTGTTGAGCCTCAATAACCTGCTGCGTAAAAGGGTCTTGATACTGGGCCAGATTTGTTCCGGCAATCGTGCCAATTTGACCCGGCTGATAACCAAGTTCACCAGCGGTTGTAAGGCCAGAACCGTAAATGCCCTGTGCCGCCGCCTGATTGATGTTTGGCATTGCGGTCTGTCCGCCTTGTGGTGCGCCTGCCATATCAGTATCCCCTTATACGAACAGTCTGTTGTAAGCGGCTGCTGATGCCGGATTTCTGGCTTCATATTCAGCCAAAGCCTGCTCAAACAACGGTGCTGATGAGTAGCCCATTTCGCCACCTGCAAACGTCTGCGGTGCTGGCATACCTTGGGCTGCTGTGATCTGACCCGGCTGGAGAAGCCCAAACGCTTCTGCTGCGCCAATGTTGGACTGCATGGCTGCAAGCTGGGTTGGGTTGAATGCCGCTACATCAGGACCGTAATACGGCTGGTATCCGATCTGCTGTGCTGCTTCTGCGCGAGCCAGATTTCGGGTTGCTGGCTCTTCAATCCACTTCGGGATTTCTACCTTTTGAGTTTGGCCTCCGCCTTTGCCGCCACCGCCGCCCATAATTAAATCTCCCGCTCTAGTACCA